AATCTTCATAGTTTTTATGTGCAGGTAAAAAATAACCATATAAACCTGTAGGAGTCCTTCCATTTGAATTTCTTTTCCTTACATCTGAACCGTAATAAAGTGTCTGAAACTCTCTACCTCCTTTGTCTAAAGGATTTAAAGTTGATCCAATTAATGCTTTTCCAACTACTCTACCACCTTGAACCATAGTAGGTTTAACGTTAGTCCAATGGTCAATGTAATTATTTGGTCTTTCCCATTTACCTGCTTCATCTCCAATATACATTTTCATTGCAATAGAGTCATAAGCAAGTGTGGCAGTAGCTCTATAATCAATAGTTACGTTTAAGTAATCTTCTGTAGATGTGTCTCTTTTCTTTTTAGAAATTTTTGAATTATCCGAAGGTTTTCCAAATTCTATTTTTTTAGTGTCATCTATTTTACCTTTTAAAACAGGTATAAAAAAGAATGGTAAATTTCGTAACCCATAAACAAATTTTGTATATGCTTTTACAGCATCATCACCTGTTTTTGATGTTATCCCAAAATGGTTGTTTTTTGTAGATGTAGCATAGTGCATGAAATGGTCAAGTGCCATTTCAGTAAACCCCGATCTTCTACCTTTAGTGAATATTTTACCTACACAACGAGGATCTACAATAGTTGCAAGTGCAAAATAATACATTGTACATTGTGCCATACGGAAATCTTTGTAACCTCCTGTTTCAAGCATTTGATTCCATTGTAGTCCCATATAATGACATGGAGTTACCCATGTAGGTTTGCCGTTGTTCATAAACCATACACCTTCTCTTCTTTTTTTAAATTCTTGCTCTATATAATCAGAATATTCTTCTTCATTTTCTGGACTTAATCCTTTTGGTATTTCTATTCTTTTCCAATACTGCTCTTCTATTGGTAGTTTGCTAAATAGTATTTCTGACTTTTTCTTAGGGACTTCTGGTAGTGTTATTTTTAATCCATTAAGTTCTATAACCTCACCTTTTGTTCCTTTTGGACAAATAAGTATAGATTCATTTTCTTCATCATACCATTCTTTATGATAATCTTTTTCAGGAAATAATTCTTGTTTTGCAAACCTCTCTGGAAATCCTGGTTTGAAATCTTGTTCTTTAAAGGTTAACGTACTTGTTTCTATTTGTCTCTGAAGTACTTTTATACCTGAATCTATCTCTGAAATTGCACGATAAATTATTGGTTTTGACTTAATTGCTGATCCATATTTTTCAGGATCTAAGTCATCAAAGTCTATTTCTTTTACTAAAGCACTTCTTAAAATTTCAGATGTTTTGTTTCCTGCGGCAATTAGTTTTTCTTGTCTTGGTGCGTTTGGTGAGTTTTGCCATATACCAAGCATTTCTTTTATTGAAGAGAAAGAGTCTTGTCTTGATTTAACTAAACGTTCTAATTTTTCATCATCAACTGTTAAAATATCAATATCTCTTGTTAGTCCTTCAAGAGAATTTCCAATTGAAATTTCAATATCTTTTGATTGTATCATATTAAATTTTATTTATATTAACAAAAGTAACTATTTTTTTATATATTTGCATCATAGTTATAGCATCTCACTTATAATAACTTAAAGATATTAGCCAATTATTTTTGAAAACGAGGTGAGATGCGTTTGATAAAATGATTGGCATTTTTTATTTAAAACATCATGGAATACTACAAAAATTTAAGTTTAGAAAACATTATTTATACGAATGATGAAGGTCAAATTTTCGAGGAAATTTGGAAAGACATTCCTGATTATGAAGGGTATTATCAAGTGAGTGATTTGGGAAGAGTAAAGTCTTTAGAAAGAATGGTTAAAGGTCGTTTAGGGTTAAGGGTTCAAAATAAAAGAATTTTATCTCAAGCGGAAATTAATGTTGGATACTTAAAAATAACTCTACACAATCAAAAAAAACCTAAACAATTTTTAACACATCAACTTGTGGCAATATCTTTTTTAAACCACGTATTAGATGGTACAAATAAAATTGTTGTAGATCACAAAGACAATGATAAATTAAATAATAATTTGTTTAATTTACAATTAATAACAAATAGAGAAAATTCATCAAAAGATAAAAAAGGTGGATCTTCTAAATATGTTGGGGTTATGTGGCATAAATCGAGAAAAAAATGGGAGTCAAGGATAAGACATAAAGGTAAGCTTCTTTTTTTAGGTTTATTTGTTGATGAATATGAAGCACATTTGGCTTATAAAGAAAAATTAGAAGAAATAAAAAAAACCACTAACATTAATTAGTGGTTTTTAAAATAGTTGTGTTGTTGTTTTTTTAGTAGTAAATTTTGAATCCTATCTCTACTGAGTCATCGAATGCTGCAACTCCAACATTGCTTACTCTTACTACGAAACTTCCTTTTGTTTGGCTTACAAGTGCTACATTTGCTACTCCTGCTCCTGGATAAAGTGCAGTTAGCATAATTAAGCATCCTGGTCTTGCTTTTTTACTTACAATGGTAAATTCAAATTCTGTGTCTGCTGCATCTGTTAATGCGACTGTTTGAACTTTTCCTTCGTACCAATTCAGCTCTACTGAAGTTGTTTTAGAAGTTGCTTGAACTACTGTTTTCATGTTATTAGGTATTAAGGGTTACTGTTTAAGACTGCTAATATACGATTGTTTTTCATTCTGTACATTTTTTCTCCATCAATTTCAAACTCGTGTTCGCAGTTTTTCTTGAATACTACTTTATCACCTTCATTTATTCCAAGATTTTTTATAGTAGCATTTGCGTATTTTATTATTCCTACTTGTTCATGTAGTTTTTCTCCTTCCCATTTGTCATTTATTTTTGATGGAACCACAAATACGTTATCGTGAATAGCTATTTTAACTCCATCTCTAATTACCATGTAAGTAAGTTCTGGATCAGCATAAAATAAATCATCTTTAATATAATGTTTCGATTCTACCGGATAACCTTTGTTATCGTATATCATTCTGAATACATTATGCCATACTACTATTTCATCTCCAATTTTTACTTCTGTTTTGAATAGTTCTGGAACACTTTTGACAATACCTATTCTCTGAACATCTTTAGCTTCTTCTATACTCGTGTTAATGATTAATTCTACATCACCTACTTTTTTTGTATTGATATATTTCTCACCATTCTTTGGAGATATTATAAAATTAGTTAAACTTTTCATAGATTTAATCGAGTTTATATTCGATTATTACCATTTCATTTTTAGGAATTTTATTCCATAATTGATATTCATCTCCTGATTTTAGATACACAAGTAAGTGAGTTTCTGTTTCAGTTATCTGAGAAATTCTCTTTCTAACTTTAACACCATCAATTTCTACTGCATATTCACTATCAACTTTATATGCCATTGGACTTTCTACTACTTGTCCATTTGGTAATTGATTAGTGAAAAACTTCATTATTGTTACCTTTCTTACTATGTTTCCCATTATATTTTATTTAATTTATTATTATTTAAGCACCAACAAAACAAGAATCTCCAATAAAAATATCATATTTAGATGGATTTGCAGTTGTTGATGGTCCTGTACTACAACATAATGTTGCTATTCTTGGATTTGTTATTCCGTCTCCGTTTAATGTTATAGTTGTTGGACTTCCCACACATGGAGTATAAGTAAAAACAATATTTTCCTCTACAAGTACTGTTACTTCATAAGAGTAACAAGGATTTGGTGGAGTTATTATTTCCGATTGGTCAATACTATAAAATCTTTTGAATTTATTTAACATATTATACTAATTTTAAACCACCACCTAAATAGAAGTTTGTTGTATCTGTGTCTTTCTCTAATAAAGCCATGTAATATCTGCCTTTTACTACTGCAGTAAGTTCAGTTGGATAGTTTAGTACAGTTAATCCTGTTGCAGTTATTGTAACTGTACCTGTACCTCTTTGAATAAATACACAAGTAAAACTATCAGGTAAACTATTTGGGACAAGAATAGAAACATTTGCTGATAAATTATCCACAAATATAGTTTGCTTGTCATCTGCTGCTACTAATGTATAAGGAAAAGTGTCAATAGACTTTTGAAGGTTTTTAGTTTCAACTTTAAAAGGGTCTGAAACTGTTCCTGTTCCTGATACAGTTGTAGATGTCCCATCTGTAAGATAAGTATTTGCTCCTGAACCATCTGTAACATCAAAATCAAATGTAGTAGCATCAGTAAAAGTTATTCTGTATGTTTTTACTAATCCAACTGTATCATGTAATACTATTGATGCTATTCCATTTCCATCTGTACCGTTCTCTCCATCTGTACCATCTTCTCCTGAAGGACCTACTGAAATAGGAAATTCAATAAAATCTGTAGATGTTAATGCAGGTTGGTCAAATCCAATTTTAATTTCTTGTTCTTTTAATAGAAATTGTTGTCCATTTACTTTAATATAAACCAAATGATAACTTAAAACTTCAAATGCAGGAATCAAAGTATTTGCTACTTCTTCAGGAGTAGTTAATATCCCATTATAAACTATTTCAGAAACTTTTAAAGTACCTCCTAATATTGGCGAAGTGCCTGACAAGATATACTCTCTTAATGCTCCTATATTATAATTCTTAGTTGTTTTCCCAAGAGTTTCTGCATCTGAACCTATTACATAGTCTTCATCTGTAATTAAAGTATCTAATGGATATGCAATCTTATTTAAAATTTTTGTCATGTCTCTTTGATTATGAATTGTTTAACAAAAATAATCTTTTTTATTAAACAATTGATTTATAATTTTATCTATTTTTAACCACTCGGGTAATAGGTTAATAAATTTTTCTTGCATTTTATTTTAAATTAATTGAATCTAAATAACATCCATTACCTACATTGTTAAGTTGTATAGATATTGTTATATAGTTGTCAATAGTTGTGTTAAAAGG